ATCGGCAAGACGGCGTTTATATCGTGGGTCACCAAGTGGTGGATGTTCACCAGGCCGATGACCCGCGGCGTGGTCACAGCCAACACCAAGAACCAGCTGTCCACCAAGACTTGGCGCGAGCTGTCGAAGTGGCACACGACGGCACTCGACAAGCCGCTTTTCGATTACCAGCTGACGTCATTCAAGAGCGCGACAGTCGACAACGATTGGGTGATGGACGCGGTGCCGTGGAGTGAGCACAACAGCGAAGCATTCGCAGGCCTGCACGCTGACGAGATTCTCGTAGTGTTCGACGAGGCGTCAAAGATCAGCGACAAGATCTGGGAGGTTGTCGACGGTGCATTCTCGACCCGCGGCCTGTGGGTCGTGTGCGGCAATCCGACGCAGAAGGACGGTCGATTTGCACAGTGCTTCGGCAAGTTCCGCAATCGCTGGATCCGCCTGAGCGTCGACGCGCGCGACGTGCGGATGACGAACAAGGACCGCATCCGCGCTCTGGCCGAAGACTGGGGCGTCGACAGCGACTATTTCAAGGTTCGCGTCCGCGGCCTTCCGCCATCGGCCTCGAGCCTGCAGCTGATCAGCGAGTCGCTGGTTGACGGTGCGATCAACCGCAAGATCGAGCGCGCCAGCATCCCGCGCACCATGCCGCTGCTGATGGGCATCGACGTCGCGCGCCAGGGTGACGACGAATCTGTGTTCGTGTTTCGCCGCGGGCGCATCATGTACGACGAGGTCGTCAGGCTACGCATACCGGACACCATGCAGGTAGCGGCGCACGCTGCGGCGTGGATCAACAAGCTGCAGCCCGACACGGTATTCGTCGACGCCACCGGCCTGGGAGCTGGCGTATTCGACCGACTGGTGCAGCTTGGCCATGGCGCGAAGTGCATCGAGGTGCACAACGGCATGCAGGCGCAGGACGAGAAGGTCTACGAGAACAAGCGGATCGAAAACTGGGTGCGAGTGCGCGAGTGGCTGAAGACCGGCAAGCTGCCAGAAGGGTGCCCTGATCTGCGCGATGAGCTGATCGGCCCCGAGTTCGGATTCAGCCGCAAGACCGACCGCATGAAGCTCGAGAGCAAGGAAGACATGAAGGCGCGCGGCCTTCCTTCGCCAAACATCGCAGATGCGCTCACAATTACGTTCGCCGAGCCGATCTCAATCAAGCTGGGCGACCTGAGTCAAAGTCAACTGGAGCCAGAATATGTCTGACCCGACCATTCCAAGCGCGCCGCCGCGCGAAACCAAGATCGATCTGCGCACCATGGTCCTGCGTGCAGACCCAGGCCTGCGCACCCGGCCCGAGGTCGAGTACGAATTCAGCAACGGGCGCGTGTTCTACGATCGCCCGGTGGGCAATGGGGAGGTGGTATGACGCCTGACGAGCAGATGGAAATCCTGACCAAGGAAGTCCGCGCAGTGCCCGAGCTCAACGGCGCGCGCGACTGCAAGGCCGGCGTGCTGATTCGCGTGGGCAGCGGGCTGATGGCGCTGGGCGACAACGAGGTCTGCCAGCCCATGGCGCTGGTGGTCGCTGCTGCGCAGATGGCGCGGCAGATCGGCGACATCCCGATGGCCAACCTGCTCGACTCCGCGCTCGAGGTTCTGGGCACCCAAGAAGCGGGTGAAATGAAGGCGCCGATGGCCGCCTGCCTGCTGTCTGAGGGCGACCTGATCAGCATCGCAGGGACGGTTGGGCTCGACCTCGCCACCACGTTCGAGGTGGTCGCCAAGGCTCTGCGCGAGCAGATCCCGGCAGGCGCGGTGAACTGACATGGCCCGCATCGGCATCGACCTGAACCTCAACCAGCGCAGCGGGCTGATCACCCGGCCGGACCAGATCGACGCGCCGGCCCACATGCAGATGCTGATCAAGCGCGCGGCGGTGGCGCTGGAGAAGCACTACCCTGGATGGGCATGGGCAGTCGCATCGAACGCCAACGGCGGCCAGATCATCGTCACCGCGCGCAGGCTGGATCCGGCCTGGGGCTACCACCTGAACCTGCCGACGATCCAAGGCGACCCGACTGATCGCTGGGCTATCAAGGCCGGCGCCGAGTGCCTGCACCGCTACGGATTCCACGCGAGCGGGTTCATGCGTCAAGAATCGGCCTGGCGGCAGGCTCCGCGCGACGAGCAGGGCGTGCTTATCCCTGATCTGAGCGGTGATCAGTCAAGCAAGATCCGCCAGCAGATGGAAATCTCTCGCAAACTCGCGACAGGACAGGCCAAAATAGTGGATCTGCCCGATGGGCGCCGAGTGATCAGGATGCGGAAATGAAGAACGCGAGCATCGAAGCGCCAGGCGTGCCGATGGAAGGCGCACCCGGGCGTGCAGATTCAGAGCAGGGTCGCGACTGGCTGACGCAGGCTGTGCAGGCGCACGACGATGCCCGCAGATACTTTCAGTCGGAGCTCGGTCACCGCGTCAAGCGAGCGATTGACCACTTCAACAACAAGCACGCAAGCGACAGCAAGTTCGTTGCGCAGAGCTACCCGGCGCAGCGCTCGAGAATGTTCCGACCGAACACGCGCAAGCTGGTCAACAAGGCGCTGGCGCAGGGCTCGAACGCATTCTTCGCGACCAGCGACGTCGTGCAGGTGGACGCCGCGAACAGGGGCGACAAGTTTCAAGGCGAAGCGGCGAAATTCCGCAAAGCGGTTCTGAACTATCGCCTGTCGAACACGATTCCATGGTTCCGCCTGATTGGCGGAATGATCGTCGATGCCGAGGTGACAGGCGTCGCTGTCACGCTGACACGCTGGCGCAAAGAGTATCGCCGCTACGTCACGATCGAGCAGGGCCAGCCTGTCGACAAGGAAGACCTGACCGCCGATTCAGCGTGGGTCGAGGTCGTTCCGATCGAGGACTTCCTGCTCCACCCGCAGTGCGACTGGACCGATCCGGTCGGGTCTTCTCCGTACGTCATCCACCGCGGCTGGCGAACCGTCGACGACCACATGCAGGCAATCGAACGCCGGCAGCGCGACGAAGAGCAGATGGCCCAGATGCAGCAGGAGTTCATCTACGGTGTCCCGTATCGGAAGCTGTCGCGCGACGAGATCGAGCGGTACGCGCTGATTGGCGATGTCGGCGATGACTCGAGCGGCGAGCGCGCGAAGCGCAACCCGGGCCGCACCGACCAAGCGCAGGGCACGGTGTCGCAGCCGAAGTACGGATCGATCCGCGTCTGGCACTGCATCTTCCGCCACGAAGGCGTCGACTGGTACTTCGAAACGCTCGGCCGCAGCCTCCTGCTCAGCGACCCAGTACCGCTGTCGATCGTCCAGTATGGATACCCGAAGCGCCCCTATTGCATGGGCAGCGTGTTCATCGCGCCTGGCGCCGTCTATCCGGAAGGACCGGCCGGCATCGCCGCTGGACTGCAGGCCGAAACGAACGAGAACGTCAATCAGCGAATCGACAACATTCGCCAGCAGACCAACGTCCGCAATCTGGTGCGCCGCGGGTCGTCAATCGATCTGAACGCGCTGATGCGCAGCGTGCCGGGCGGCATCATCCTCACCGGCGACCCGAATAGCGACGTCAAGCCGTTGCCCGTGCGCGAGTTCGGCCAGGCGATCTACAACGAAGGCGACCGACTCAGCGTCGAGATGGACGACGTCACCGGCAACTTCGGCGGCGCCAGCGTGCAGACCAACAGGGCCTTGAACCAGACCGTTGGCGGCATGGATCTGCTCGGCGAGAACGCGAATGTGATGTCGGAGTTCAAGCTCCGGTGCCTGTCCGAAACGCTGATCGAGCCGACGCTGCGACTGATCGACGACATGACCTCGCGGTTTGAGACCGACGAGGACGTGATCGAGATCGCGCTGTCCGATGCGATGGTCGAACTGGACCCGCAGCAGAAGGCCGAGCTCGAGAAGCAGTACCCCGCCCCGCCGCCGGCAGAGCCACCGGCAGAAGGCCAGCCGCCAGCACCGCCGCCCGAGGATCCCAACGCAGCTGCGCGCGACCAGGCGACCAAGGACGCAATGAAGGCGAAGGCCCTGCGCATGTTCCGCGCGACGGTCAAGATCAGCGTGTCGGTCGGCTTTGGCAATACCTCGCCGCAGAAGCGCATCGAACGATTCTCGATGGCCATGCAGGCTATCCAAGCATTCGCACCGCAGCTCGCTCAGATGGCCGACGTTGCCGAGATTGGCAAGGAAATCATGGGCGCGGCCGGCTACGACATGGGCAGCAAATTCTTCCCTGCGCTCCGCGGTGGCGAGGATCCGCGCGTCACCATGCTGCTCGAGCAGATCACCCAGCTGCAGCAGCAGCTCGAGGCGCAGGCAGCGAAGGAACAGATCAAGCTGCAGATCGCTCAGATCCAAGCTCAGACCCAGGTGCAGGTTGCCCAGATCCGCCAGGCCGGGCCGGACAAGATTGCCCAGGTCCAGATGCAGCTGAAGGGTGCCGAGTTCCAGCACCGCCAGCGCATGGACGAGATCGACATGCAGCTGCGCATGGCGACGTCCGACGTCGAACGCCAGCGCCTGTACCTCGAGCGCGAGGCACTGAGCAACTCGATCCTGACCTGGAACCGCGAGTTCGAGCTGAAGGTCGGCGCGATGCAGCAGCAGCGACTGGTGCAGGAGCAGCAGGCGATGGCCGACAGGCTTTCGAAGCCTGGCTCCGGAGAGGTCAGCGATCCGTTCCCCGATGGCAACGCCGCACAGATGGGCGGCAACGACCGCGCCGGCGTGATGGCGCGCGGGCAGTTCGGGGCGATACCAGGCGTGGCTGAACCGGGGCCGGGGCGATGAGCGAGCAACCCAACTACGACTACCCGCAGCTGTCGCAGCTCTACGCGACGGTCGAGCAGGCCAAGGACGTCCGCGAACTGCTGGCGCGCACGCACCGCACACTGCTTGCCCGCGTGCAGGAACAGCTGGCCGCGCTGAAGGACGCCATGCTGGCCATGGAAGACCCGGCGTCGGCCGAGTTCAAGGCGGTGCACATGCGCGCCCGCGTGCTCGGCGCGCTGTTCGCCGAACTGCAGGCGGTGATCAACGATGCGGAAGGCGCGGCGGCAATGATCGCCGAGCATGAAGCGGGCAAGAACAACGACAACCAGGGGGAGGAACTGTAAATGGACATTCAGATCGACAACGTACCGATGCTCGACTCGCCGCCGGCCCAAGAGCCGGTGCAGCGGGCGCGCCAGGCCGACGCACCGGAGATCGACACCAGCAAACCGATCCCGATGCCGACGATCGAGGACGACCCGCGCACTGCCATGGCCGCCGCCGCGCGCCGCGGGCGCAACGAGCGGATCATCAACGAGATCAAGGCAGACCCGGGCCTTGCGAACATGGTCGCGAGCTTCGACGAGGACGCCGATGCGCCGCCGGAGATCCCGCCGCCGCGCAATGTGCACGAACACGACCAGCCGGCGCAGGCGGAGCAGTTGGGAGATTCCGTCGAGCTGACCGTTTACGGGCAGAAGGTCGTTGTCGATCGCGCCGAAGTCGAGGCCCGCGGTGGAATCATCGAGGCGCAGAAGGCGATGGCTGCCGAAGTGCGATTCCGCCAGAGCGCAGAGCAGCTTCGCGAGGCAAACGAGCGACTGGCGCGCGCCGAGCAGATCGAGCGGGCCAACCAGTTGCTCGCGGCTGAAATGCAGCATAAGATGCACTCCAGCCCCGCAGTGCCAACTGAGGGCGCCGCCCTACCTGGTCAACCAGATGCCGCGGTCGGAAGCGAAGATTCACCGGGACGGAGAATTGTCGAGGGGATTTTCGCAGGCGACATGGACAGCGCAGCAAAAGCGCTGGACAACCTGCTCAAGGCCGAAAACCTGAGCAAAGTGGTGGACCAGACTCTGACGAATCGCGAGCAGCAGCAGCGCGAGCAGCAGAGGCGAGTGGACCAGCAGAATCAGACCAAGGCTGTGAATCAGCTGATGGCGACGAAGCATGCTGACGTCCTCGCAGATCCCGCACTGAAGGCACACGCGCTGACCGAGTTCAATCTGATGCGCGCCAAGCCCGAGAATGCGCGATTCAGCCTCGCCGATATTGCCGACGTTGCAGCGCAGACGGTCAAGTCTCAGTTCGGAATCGCGCAAGCGCAGCCGCAGCCAGCGGTAGCGCATGACCCGATGAGTGAGCGACGCGCGCTGAAAAGCACGATGGCGTTCACACCGAGCATGGGGCGGGCTCCTGCAGTTCCTGAAACGCAGACCCAGTCACGGTCCACCGTCGTTCAACGAATGCGCGAGGCCCGGGGCCTACCCAACTGACAAAACCCCACCTCGTCGCTCCGACATACGAGGTGGTGTTATGCAACTCTGGGCAGTGGATGCAGTGGGCGGTTACATGTACGCGGACGAACTGTCCGACGTGCTGCGCATGGCGGTTCTTCCGACCGCGCGCTTCCGTCAATTTTGCGACGCGAAGGATTTCACCAACAAGGGCCTGCATCGCGGCGAGACCGCGAGCTGGAACGTCTATTCTGAGGTTGCCACCGCTGGCGGCCAGGTGCTCGAGACCGACGAGATCGCGGAGACCAACTTCACGGTCACGCAGAAGTCCCTGACGGTCACCGAGTACGCCAACTCGGTACCCTTCACCGCGAAGCTGGACAACCTGTCCAAGCACCCGGTGCAGGAAATCATCCACAAGGTGCTGAAGATCGACTGCGGTCGCACGCTCGACGCGGCTGCGTTCCTGCAGTTCAACGCGACGATGCTGAAGGGTCAGCCGAGCTCCGGCACGAACGTCAGCAACGTGACCTTGGTCACCAACGGAACGGTTGCCAGCGCGGTCTCGATCGCGATGACGCTGAACCACGTCCGCAGCTACGTCGATAACATGAAGGAACGGAACATCCCGTCCTACATGGGCGACGACTACTTCTGCATCGGCCGCCCGCTGACCTTCACGCTGCTCAAGGATGAGCTCGAGTCGATCCATCAGTACACCGAGGAAGGCTTCCGCAAGATCCAGTACGGTGAAGTCGGCCGGTACTACAACGTCCGCTTCGTCGAGCAGACCTCGATCGCTGCCGGTCACGCGCAGGACTCCGCCGCCACGTCGTCCAACGTGTTCACCGCCGATCTGTGGAACAGCTCCACGCCGGCATCCGGTGTTGGCCGCGCCGACTGGGCGTTCTTCTTCGGCGAGGACACGGTCGCCGAGTGCATCGTCATCCCCGAGGAAATCCGCGGCAAGATCCCGGGCGACTACGGTCGTTCGCGTGGTGTGGCGTGGTACTACTTGGGTGGCTTCGGCCTGGTGCATGGCTCGGTCTCCGGCGATGCGAACGCTCGCATCCTGAAGGTCGACTCGACGGTCTGATGCCTCATGCGGTGGCGGCTCCGGCCGCCGCTGCTGGCCCCTGAATTCAAGGAGTTACTCCGATGTACGAAAAGCCTCTCGTTACCACGATCACCCACTCTGGCGTGCTGGCGGCCGGGTCGTCCTCGCGCGGAATCAAGCGCATGCCGGGCAAGCGTTACTGCCGCATTCTGGACATCCAGACGTGCGTCACGACCCAGGTTGTTGCCACGTCCACGACTCCGGTCCTGAACTATGGCGACGGCACCACTGCCGCCAAGTTCGCTGCCCAGAACTGCGGCGCTGTTGCTGCCACGGTTGCGGTCGGCGTGACCTACAACACCCGCGATGCGGACGGTCGCGTTGCGGCCTACGCGACCAGCGGCGATGGCTTCATCGACTGGGACACCGCAGGCAATGCGGGCGCCGCCCTGACCACGCTGGTCATCAGCGTCACCGCGGGAACCGGCGGATCGGTCGTTGGCGCGTACGACGTCCAGACCGTGATCGAATGGTGGTAATCCACCGCTACACCAACCCTCGCCGGTGACGGCATACCAAGGAACCTGAAATGGAAGGCTTGAACAAGACGGGACAGGGTCCGGCGCTCAGCGATGGCGGCCGAACCAAGGAAGAGGACTACGGCAATTCGGCCGGC